AAGACAGAGATCTTTGCCGATTATGCTTACGCAGATAGATTGGATAAAGGTTGGAGTAAACAGTTCCGTGGCAAAGGGATGACAAACCCTACAATTTCATTCATTGAAGCAGAAGTTAGTAGACAAGTTGGGAGGCTTAGATAATGGCTAAGAAAGTTACAGTAGCATTAACACTTGACAGCAAAGGATTTCAACAAGGAATCAATAAAGCTGAAAAAAGTGTAGACGGATTTGAAAAGAAAGGCACAGCCTCCGCAAATAGAATGGGCACAGCCTTTGCCGCTATTGCTTCCGCGGCAGTAGTAGCCAAGGTATTAGAATTTGGTGATGCATTTACTGTTATCAGTAACAAAATTGCTTCAGTTACAAACACATCTGAAGAAGCCGCAAGTGCATTTACTTTAATTAAAAGTGTTGCCAATGACACAAGAGCAGATCTTGGTGCTGTAGGCGACCTATTTACAAAACTAACAATTGCAACCACTGAAATGGGTGCAAGTCAAGAAGAAGTTGCTCAAATAACAAGCACCTTCTCTAAAGCATTAAAACTTGCAGGAACAGATAGTGCTGGTGCCTCAAGTGCTATTCTACAGTTTGGTCAAGCAATGGCATCCGGTAAGTTAAGCGGAGACGAATTTAAATCATTGATGGAAACATCACCAGTGTTCATGAGAAAACTTGCTGACTCACTGGGCAAACCAATTGGACAATTAAAAGAACTTGCTTCAGAAGGTGTATTAACATCAGAAGTTATTATTAAAGCAACTCAAGAGATGGCCGCAAGTGTTGATGATGAATTTGGTGACACAGTTCCTACTATTGCAGAAGGATTTATTGTATTAAAGAACAAAGTTATTGAAATGTTTGGAGCCTTTGAGTCAAACACAGGTGTATTTGGCACTATAAGTGGTGGCTTAATAACATTAAGTGAGAACTTGGGCACAGTTGGTAAAGTAATGGCATTGGCCTTTGGAGCCGCTGTTGCTAAAAATGTATTTGCTCTTGTTAAAGCAATGCAGGCAATGAATGTTGTTACTAAGATATCAGTTATATTACAAACAGCCAGAGCCGCATTAATGGGTCCTGCAGGATGGGCCGCCATTGCCGCTGGTGTTATTGCAACAGCCGCCGCTATGAAATTGGTTAACTCAGTTACTGCAGAAGGAAATAGCTTAACAGAAGAAGAAATAAGAATTAACCAAGAAAAAGCTGATAAAGAAAAAGAGATTGCCGACAAAAAATCAGAACAAACAGCCAAAGAGATCATGGAGCAAAAAGAACTCGATGAGGCTAAGGCAAAGACTGAGGCGGCTAATAAGAAAATAGCAGAGCAACAAGCAGAACGAGATAAACGCCAAGCTGAAAGAAGTGCTGACAGACATGCTAAAGAATTATTAAGAGCTCAAGAGTTATTTGAACAAGCACAGATTAAACTTGAATATGATTTACTCGACATTGAAGCACAAGCAGAAAAGATTGGTCTAAGTGATATAGAAATTGAACAACTTGAGACCAAAAACAATTTAAACAGAGAACGTGAAGAAGGCCTTGCTAAAATTGCCGCAATGAACATCACTGATGAAGAGAAAAATGAGTTGATGAAAGATCTCAATGACTTGTATGACGTTCAAATTGAAAAGATACTTGAAACACAATTAGCAACAGCCGAACAACAGAAGTCATTCTCCGCAGGTTGGAGCAATGCATGGCAACAATACCAAGACGATGCTAACGACCATTCAAAAGCGGCACATGATTTGTTTACTACCTTTGCTGGTGGTATGGAAGATGCTTTTGTTAAGTTTATAGAAACAGGTAAATTAAGTTTCAAAGACTTAATCAATGACATGTTAAAAGCAATTGTAAAATTCATGGCTAAACAAGCAGTAATGAAATTCCTTGGATTAATTGGTGGAGCAATTGGTGGACCACTTGGTGCTCTACTAACTGGATTTGCCGCAAGCCAATCAGCTCCAGGCGGAGACTCAGGCATGCTTATTGGACCAGGCAATATAGGACTTGTGGGAGAACGAGGACCAGAGTTAATTAAAGGTCCAGCACAAGTAATTGGAAGACAACAAACAAACGATATATTTGCAGGTGGTGGCATGGGTGGCGGTGTTACTTATAATATCGTGGCAAATGACGCGGCCAGCTTCAAGGATATGATTATGAGGGACCCAGAGTTCATATATAATGCCACAGTAGCAGGATCCAGGAGGTTACCGCAATAATGGGAATTCAAACAATAATAGATGGTGCTGTTACTATTGATATCATGAGAAGCAAAGTAGCAACCTCAACAGTCAGTAGATCAGGTAGATATAAAACAGGACAATTGGTTAGTAACCAACCATTTCAGTTTAATGCTCAGTATAGACCACAAAATGATTATGCAAATAGCAGAAGTTTACTCGAAGAAATAGACAGACTTGATGTTATCTATTCAGAAGCAATTGACATTGGTGCTACAAATACAAATTTAAGTTGGATCACTGCTTATCAAGGTGATCTAAGTGCAAGTGACTTGGGTAATATAACTACCACAAGCACATATTCAGGACAAACAATGGACCTTGACATCAGTGCTGTAACAGGTGGCACAGCGGCAAGTTATGTGTTTAAGAAAGGCGACTATATACAGTTTGCCTCAGGATATAGATATCCTTATACAGTAACAGCAGATGTGCAAAAAGGTTCAGGCACAACAGTAACAGTAAGTTTTAACAGACCCATAATTGAGCAGTCAGGCTACACTATCACAGGGCAAAACATTCTCGCAGGAAGCAATGTAACGTGGACAGTTAAGATGCTTAACAAACCTGCATATACATTAATTCCTGAGAGACGTGTTGAATTTGCAGGCGGCTTCTCGTTTATTGAAATAATCGGAGACTAAGCAATGTCTACAAGCATACCAGCAGTAGATACAGAGCAAAACATTGCAAGTGCATTGTTTATTGATCTGCAACTTGGCGATACTACATATTACCTTTCAGATGCATACAAACCGTTTACAATAGAGTCTAACAGTTACACAGACCTTGGCAGTTTACTGTCAGTGAGCAGTTTTGTAAGTGACTACAAGACTACACAATCAACAAACAGCATTGCTATCAGTGGTATACCCATTGGCAATGACTATAACAGAATTATACAAGAAAGCAAAATTAAAGGTGGCGAGGTTGTTATAAGACGTAAGTTCTTTGACGCAGATACACTATTACCACTTGCTAATTCAACATATATTAGATATAAAGGCATTATTTCGAATTACCACATAGAAGAAAACGCAGACTTTCTCAATGGTAAAGCAACAAACACATTGGTGTTTGAATGTTCAAGCATTTACAATGTATTAAGTAAAAAGATTGCTGGACAAAGAACTAACTCAGCTGATAGACGTAGATTCTTCCCTGGAGATATCTCATTTGACAATGTAGTTAATTTACTTAAATTACCGGAGTATGGAGATGGCTGATCTTAGTAGTGTATTTAATAGTGTAAGTAGTGCAAGTAAATCTCTTGGTGGGGAAGTAAGCACAACTGCTATATCAGGGGCGGCACTGGTTGCAGGCGCAACAACGGCCACAGGAACAAGTTTACTGCCTTCTGAAGTTCAAAGTCAAACAATTAGAATACAACAAAGCGGTGACAAAAGCACCGTTGATGGTGTTAACCAATCAGATAGAAAACAAATTAATCCAAACCCAGATAACAAAGTGCCAAGGCTATACGGTAATCTTACCACAAGTGGTGTTATCATTGATGCACAAAAGCCAAGTGCTAACACAATACTATATGCAATAGTATTATCAGAGTGTGACAGAGATAGATTTGATTTTGCTAACAACACAGCCAATGACGCAAGTTTTACCATAGACAAAGTATATTGGAATAACTATCGTTGCTATATACCAGGCATAATGGACCCACCTATAGTAGTAGGACATACCAGTAAAGTAACATTGCTAACAAACCTTGAAGATGGAACTAATGCAGATATTGCCGCGGCTAATGTAATGAACATATATGCATGGGCCGGCAATGCAAGTGCTAATGCACAGGTATTCCCCACATACACTCCAGCTGATACGGCAAGACAAAATGCATATGATATATTTCCTAATTGGACTTCTGCTAACACCATGGA